ATCAGGACATCCATTGACAGTCATCATCAATAACATTGCCAATAGCATATATATGCGAATGGTGTACTACACTCTCCATGCTGGAGAGGAGAACGTTCCCGATTTTTGTGATCGCGTGGCGCTTTTGTGCTACGGTGACGACAACGTCGGTGGGGTTCACGATGACGAAAAGGATGTCTTTAAACAATCCAACATCACTAAAGTTTTAGCTAACATTGGTATCACATACACCATGGCTGACAAAACTTCCGATGTAATTGATAATGTGGACTTTACGCAAGTCTCGTTTCTCAAGAGAAAGTGGGTATGGAATGATGAACTTAATTTGTATTTGGCTCCCATTGAATTGGGATCCATCTCGAAGGGTTTACATAACTATATGCGCCGGAAGAAAAGTGATGTTTTGCCAGAGGAAATTTGTGGCAACGCAATTTTGAAAGCTAATCTCGAATTTTTCCAATATGGTAGAGATGTACACGAACAACGCAGACAAGAATTGACACGCGTTATTCGAAGGTGTAACTTGCGCGCCTACACAGGTGATCTCGCTACTTGGGATATGCTTAAACGCATGTACATCAATCCAGCGGATGAACCACCCCCAGAACCTGTTGATGATGCAACTTTGAGTTACCAGTCTGGTGAAGAGCAAGTGGGGAACATCAAATTTCACGATGAAGAGGGTGGACATGCCCATTCAGTTGGTGATGAGATCGACTCACTCCGCAATGATCCTATGATTCAGGATGTTGCTTTGGCAGATTTCATGCGTAGACCAATAAAGATTTACGAGCAAGATTGGAACGTAAATACTAGTCTTAGTACGGATTTTAATCCGCACACCCGATTCTTTGAGAACAAAAGAGTTGGCAATCGCATTGCTAACTACAACTTGATGAGTTACGTCATGAAGGTGAAATTCGTCATCAACGGGAATGCGTTCTTTTATGGACGTTTGATTGCTGGATACACTCCGTTACATACTATAAATGATCTAGAGAACACTACGATCACGGGTTTGTCCCAAAAACCTCACCTTTACATGGATCCGTGTGAAAGCCAAGGTGGGGAGTTAACGCTACCCTTCTTTTGGCACAAAAATCTATTGGACATCACATCCGGTGACTGGCGCGATATGGGACAAATATCTATCCGCTCTATGCAGGATCTTAAACATGC